GAATCTACAACCACGTCGTTAAGTGTGTTCTCTCAGTAGTGTTTTTGACCTGTAGTCCTGTCAACGCTCAAACAAATGACGGGACTACAGTTATTGCAAATCCACAGGCGTCTTCAACCGGTTCAGTTACTAACAGTGCGGTACAAATAAATCAAGGATCTTACGCGACACAAGGACTCGGAAGTGGGCACTACTGCAATAGCGGCACTGTGGTGTTTACACCTTTTTATCTTGGCGCTGGCTTTCATCCGGAGTACTCCAGAAGTGAAAATTATGGCGCTCAAATCAGTTTTGCTCTTCCGTTAGACGGATCTATTCAAGAAATTTGTAAAGAGCTAGGTAGAAAAAGAATTCAACAAAAAAGAGTCGATATTTTGCTTACTAGAATTAGAGAATGTACCGCTATGTACGAAAAAGGGTACATGATACGACCTAATTCACCGTACTCTGCGATTTGCGACGACGTTGTGCCAATCGCTGCCTACTCCAACTTACCGGCTTCTTCCCAAGCTTCCTCTGAACCCGATTAATAATCTGTTTGACGGCAGGTTTCAAAGCAGAAACACATTTTTTGAAAACTGAAGTAGCTAATAACGTTGCGCCCACAGAAACTGTTGCTGTAGTACCTGCAGCTACAAGAATTTCAGGTTTAGGTATAGGCACCTCGATGCCTCCGGGCAGAGCAACACTGTTGACTACCTCTGAAGCTTCGATTTCCTTTTCTTCTACTTCAATTACAAACGCATCGAAGTCACCTCGAAGAGTACTGATGGCGTCCGTGTGGGAGTCCAGAGCAGGTTGAACAGCATCTACAACTTCATCAACTATTTTTTCTGCGACGCTCTTTTCCGGTTCAGGCTCCTCGACAGGCCCTTTTGGGGTTGCTTTTGGGAGTACTGCTGAAGCTTTACCAGGACGATAAGAAGGCACCAAAACCACGGGGTAATTCGGTGGAAGTGGTGCCAAATAATCGATTACAGGCTCCGGAAAATCCTTAATTTTCGGGAGCTTTATGTCCGGATAGTTAAATTCCATAAAATTATATGCGCTTTATAAGTTTGTAATTTGTTCACCAAGTTTTTTAAATTTATTTTTTGCTTTGATATTAAACGAAACTATTGTTCTGCGTTTATCAGAAAAACTTGGTCTTTGCTCGTGTTGTATAAACGAAGGAAACGCTATTAAGTCGCCCTCTTTTACTTTAGGCTCAAGTTCTTGCAGGTTACCTGTAAAAGCATCAGGAAAAGGTGAATAAAATTTTGTCGGATGATGTACTGATGGGTCAAACTCTAAGTACCAAACACAAGAAATACCATCTTGTCCGTGATTATGCACATGGTGTGTTTGCTTACCGGAAGATTGTTGAAACCAAATTTCCACAACCTCGGTGTTGTTATTACCAAAAGCTTGATTAATTATTTTCAACTCAGGCTCTAAAATCTTGCAAACATAAGAAAAATAAGGAGGATGCGTATCTTTAACATTAAAGTTAAACCAATCAGTAACGACATCCTCGGGAAGACCCTCGGGACTTCCCTTACAATCAATCGACTCAAATAAAGTCAGCAACTTATCTCTATGTTCTTTGAACGCTTCTACTTTGTGAAAGTGTACTGAAGGTACAGTGAACATAGATGTTTTTATAATCTGATGTAGATTACATCAGAGCCGACCACTTGTGCTCCGCTCGTCACGTCCATCGCGAGAAGGTGCTTCGCCTTTACGTTCTTTTTTGCGCTCGATCTTATACTTTTTAGCTCGAGTCTTTGCACGAGTCGCTTTGCTCATCTCGCCGCGACGTTTGCCCTTTTCAGTGGCTTCCACGGTTCCTTTCTTCAAATCGCCCGCTTTTTGAAGCGTTTTCGTCGCAATTGCATAAGCAGCCCCCTTCTTCATATCGGGGTTTTCTTTCATAATTGATTTAACTGCGTCTTCAAGAATCGCGGGCATTGGTTCGTACTTCTAGGAGTATATTTATATTGTATCTAATTTTTAGTCATGTCTTTTATTCTTGAAAACTGGTCAAATATCGTCGGTATTGCAGGTGCGGCGCACCTTCTGGCTCTGGCAATCGTCAACGTCACGCCCACACCAAAAGACGATGAAATTTACGCCAAGTTCTACAAAGTTATCGAAATGATCGCTGGTATCGTGACTAAGGTCGCGAAAAAATGATCGAACTAGCGTTAGCCATGATCGTTTCAACCAGTCCTTACGACTGGCAAATGACTTGCGAACAAACGCTAGAAGCCATTGAAACCGTCATGATGGATGACTGGTTTGCAAAACCAGAAAATAGGCGTCACAGGTGGAAATTAATTCAAAAAATGAAGTCGCACGGTCCACCAGGCTGCGTTCCTCTTGAGGTTTAGGCAGCTTCTGGGAGCAAAAGAGCTCCTTTTTCCATCCAATTAACAAAAACAGGAGAGGGAGGATCAGGTTCTTGACGCTGGTTAATCCAGCTCAGAATCCTGTCCTCCCTTTCTGGTGTCCAAAATACTTGACCTCGATACCAAACAAACCAATCAAGGTCGCTTTTTTCGAGATTACACGCCCCACAAGCTCCGATAAGATTATTTCGGTCTTGAGTACCTCCTTTCGCTCGAGGTGTTACGTGATCAAGTGTCGTCGGATGTTTACGACCGCAGTATGCACACTCCGGCCACTCATCCAATATGCTTCGTCGGAAACGTTTTCTAGCAGACCTTTTCTGTAAACATTGAAGGTTAAAAACTAGATCCTTTTCCGAATCGACCATAAATAATGGTACGACCTGGTTATAGTCTACTCTCTATATTTGATCAATAAATAATCAATATAAAACTTTAACACCATCAACTACTTTTTCATTGGTAGTTAAATTAGAGCAATTGTTGTAAACACCAGAAGAGAATAAAGTAGACTCTGCTGAACGACGATCTGAAAGATCGTAGAAAGCACCGCTTCTGGAAAAAGGTACGTTACCCGTATAATTGGTAATTAAATTTGGGACTGAAGAATCAGAAACATCTGTTTTTAAAACTGTATATAATTCAGTGTTTTTAAAATGATCATAGTAATCATCTGTTAAAGCATCAGGGGTAAGAAGAGAAACGATAGAGTCAAACTGTGTTTGATTAAATTTTTCGAAACCAAAATCAGTAACCAAATTAAAAATTAAATTAGTCAAATTAGACCGCAGATGAGTAAGAGCTTCATCCTCAGTCGTAGTTAACTTTTCTGTAGTATCTTCAGGACTTAAAATATTAGAATATACGTCTCCATTGAAAAAACCTAAAAATTCTCTAGAGTAACTATAATTTCTTTCAACTTTATAAGGGCTGCTCGAATAAACAGACCAAGAAGAAATAAAAAGCAACCCAGAGTCAGAAAGTGTAGCGGCCACTTAGGCTCCTTGAACTTTTATAATCATAGCAGGAGCACTATTTTTTAAATTAAAATAAAAATTAGGAGCATGAGGGATGATAATAGGTATACCATTTCCCATGGGTTCTTCATCTTCCCTAAGAAGGTCGAAATTCACGGTTTCACAGTCTTCCTCCAAATTTAAAAGCATAACAATGTAAAAAATATCCATACTCTGAGAATAATCAAAACTAATAGTTTTTAAATTATTGTAAAAATAAATATCTTTTTGTATTTCGTAGTCTGAAAATTTTAAACCTTTGATAAGGCAGTAATCAAAAAATAACTTTTCTACAATGCGTTGATATACTTTAAAAAACTTACAATGCAGTGATGTCTCAATATCTGATTCATTGAATAAAATATCGTTATCAGTCTTAATTGCTTTGTAATAATTCCTAAAAAAATCAGAAAGAGGAAGGGGCACTTTCCCTACATAGTTACCTCTGAATGTATTACTCAGAGTTAATTTTCCTAAACTCTCTAGATCAATTCCAACATTTTTTGCGTCCACCGTGAAATTGAATTTTTCACCCAACTTGTTAGCAAGCTCTTCAAACAATCCGTCCATGGGAAAAAATGTTTCAGGTTAGTCTACCACCCCAGGTCACCGCTGTGTAACGAGTGCCTCTTGTTACAGGTAAAACTTCGTGAGGAAAACACCAATTACTAGGAAATACAACAAGTTTATTTGCTTCAGGTTTAATAATTTTTTCTTGCTTAGGAAAAGATACATGACCTCCGGAGTAATTTTCATTTACGAAAAAAATAAAGGAAAGTTCACGGAAAAAATCTGACTGACAAGGCACTAAAATAGACTCATCACTATGAAGTTTGTAAAAGTAACCAGGTTTATATTTTAAAAAACTAATACTCTCAATTTTGAAGTGATCATGATAAAAGTCTTCGTTTAAAGGTGCAGAGTCTGAATCTTTTACATATTCTTTGCTTATGTCCCACAGCAGACCGGCGTACGTTTTTAAAAAAGATTCATCTTCTTCAGACGTACAAGCTACTAAAGCATTTCTAACATTAGTATTTACATTATTTTCTTGACCAGGTCCGCCTGCAAGACCAGCAGGTTCGCATGCTTTTCGACAAAAAGCACTAATTTTATTTAGTTTCTCTTCATCAAGTAAGTTACTATACTCTTTTATAAAACATGAAGACATTTATAGTGTGTTTGAATCAGACCTGATCATACACTCTCCATACTCTTTTATTTCATTAAAAGGTATTTCCTGATTAAAAACTCTAGACATATAATCTGTCAAACCCACGATGTATTCTTCAATTTGCGCCAGAACCTTAGGATTATTTTGGTTTAAGTCACGTAGTTTTAAATAACTGTAATATTTACCTTCTAGTTTGGTAAACTCACG